AACGAAGGCTTGGATGTGTTTTGGCCATTTGGCAAAAGCATCTTGGAAAACATTTACAAAGTGTTCAAACAGAAGGAACTGCTAGAAGACTCAATTCTTATCTATCGTGTGAGTCGTGCTCCTGAACGACGCATCTTCAAGATTGACGTGGGCAATATGCCCAGCCACTTGGCCATGCAGTTTGTGGAACGCATCAAGAACGAAATGCACCAGCGTAGAATCCCCACTGTAAGCGGCGGCGGACAAAACATGATGGATGCCAGTTACAATCCACTCAGTATCAACGAAGACTACTTTTTCCCACAAACAGCAGACGGTCGTGGATCCAGCGTGGACACCTTGCCAGGCGGACAGAACCTAGGCGAAATTGACGACTTGAAATACTTCAACAACAAAATGGCTCGTGGTTTGCGTGTGCCTTCAAGCTATTTGCCCACAGGTCCAGATGATTCAGGCAAGACATTTGACGACGGAAAAGTGGGCACAGCCCTTATTCAGGAGTATAGATTCAATCAGTATTGCGAACGTTTACAAGCGTTGATCTGCCAAAAACTAGACGATGAATTCAAGATGTTCATGAAATGGCGTGGGTTTAACATAGACTCTAGCCTGTTTACCATTAAGTTTAATGCACCTCAAAACTTTGCAAGTTATCGTCAAAGTGAACTGGACAACACACGTATCCAGGCATTTACCAGCATGGAACCCTTGCCATACATGTCAAAACGATTTATGCTAGAACGCTTCTTGGGTTTAACCGAAGACGAAATCAAGAAGAATGAAGAGTTATGGCGTGAAGAACGTGACACACCTGAAATGCAGCCAGCTACAGGACAAGACCTACGTTCAGTTGGTATTACTCCAGGTGCGCTAGAAACTGACATTCAGACTGGCCAAGATATTGGGATGATGGCACCAGCAGGTCCTGGCGGCATGCCTGGCATGGGAGCGGCTGTACCACCTGCTCCTGGCGGAATGCCTGGCGGAATGCCTGGCGGTGCCGCACCTCCTCCAGTATAAATACGTGTATGTTACTAACAGAATTTTGGCACAAAGAACCTGAAGCATATCAGGACACAGCACAAGACAACAGTCAACCGCAAATTGGCGACCTGCGCAAGAGTCGCCTAACCTTACGCCAGTTAAACAAACTGCGCAAAATGAACGATGTACGAACATATGAGTACAAAGAAAAACTCAAACTAGTTCGTCAACAATACGCACCTCCACCAGCACCCCCAATGTAATAACAATTACAAAAGCATTGTAATAAAACCTACATTTATCGTCGTTTTGACCCCATAAACCACCTATATTTTATCTAGTGTGTAAATAACAACACACTTTACCTATAGGAGTTTTTCATATGAACCGTTTTGAACAATTGATTGAATATGTGATCAATGATGACGAGCAAAAAGCTCGCGAACTATTCCACGACATTGTTGTGGAAAAAAGCCGCCAGATCTACGAAGACATTATGGCTGAAGAAGCCGAAGAAATCGAAGAAGGCGCAGACGAAGACCTAGACGAAATGAGCATGGGCGGTGACGCCAGTAATAATCTAATCGACGACGTGGAAATGGAAGAAGAATCTGACATGAACATGGAAGCCGAAGGCGACGATGCAGAGTTTGACGACGAAGCAGAAGAAGACGGCGAAGATTTTACCAAAGACATGGAAATGGACAATGATGAATTTGGCGGCGGCGGTGATGAGCCAGCTACCAAAGACGACATCATGAATTTAGAAGACAAGCTAGACCAGTTGATGGCTGAGTTTGAAGACCTCATGAGCGACAACGACGACATGGGTGGCGACGGCGACATGATGGGTCCTGATGAAGGCGGAGACGCTCTTGAAATGGACGACACAGAAGAAATGGGCATGATGGAAGCTCTTGAATTAAAAGCAGCCCCAAAGCCAGTCACTTCTGAAGAAGGCAACACAAACAAAAAGTCTACAGTGGCAGCCAACTCAGGTGCACGTGGTGCAATGGCCAAGCCAGTACACACAGGTGCTGATGGCGGTGGACACCATGACTCTAGTGCTTACAAAAACACAGTCAAAGAACTTGGCGTAACACCTACACAAGATGCAGGTAAGAAGGCATTTAAGTCGGCAGCTCCTGCTCCTGTAAAAACACAGGCTGCGGGTGTGAATATTAGAAGCCCACTACCACGTAACTAAGCAATGAAGACGCTAAGAGAACAACTTACCTTTAATCAGGCCAACATCCAGGTGTTGGAGGAAGCTGATATCAGCGGAGGTAAGAATCTCTATCTTAAAGGCATTTGNATTGAAGGCAACAAGCGNAATGCAAATGAACGTGTCTATCCTTTACACGAGATATCTAAGGCAGTTAATACTATTAATCAACAGATTAAAGAAGGTAACTCCGTTTTAGGTGAAGTGGATCACCCAGATGATTTGAAGATTAACTTGGATCGTGTGTGCCACAGCGTTGAAGGCATGTGGATGGATGGAGACGCAGGATGTGGCAAACTTAAAATTTTGCCAACTCCAATGGGAGAATTGATCAAGACGTTGCTACAATCTGGTGTTAGACTAGGTGTATCAAGCCGTGGAAGCGGCAACGTTGATGACAGAACAGGACATGTAAGTGACTTTGAAATTGTCACTATAGATGTGGTTGCACAACCCAGTGCTCCGAATGCTTATCCTAAAGCAATTTACGAAGGACTCATGAACATGAAGTACGGACATAGATTGCTTGAGGTGGCTCGCGAATCTGGGCATAACAACAAAGTGCAGAGATATCTCAAAGATGAAGTCAAAAAGCTCATCAGAGATCTCAAAATATAAGGAGAACCAGGCATGTTAGATGCTATCAAACCATTGCTAGATAGTGACCTGATCACCGAGGAAACTCGCCAGGAGATTAATGAAGCTTGGGAAACCAAGCTAAATGAAGCTCGTGAACAGGCTCGTGTAGAACTCAGAGAAGAGTTTGCACAACGCTACGAGCACGACAAGTCAGTAATGGTGGAAGCCCTTGACAAAATGGTAACAGAAGGTCTCGCCGCAGAGATTCAAGCCGTGGCTGCTGAAAAGCAAGCATTGGCTGAAGATCGCGTCCGTTTCCAACGCAAGATGAACGAATCAGCAACGAAGTTTAACGGCTTCTTGGTTAGTAAACTTGCAGAAGAAATTGGCGAATTGCGTAAAGATCGTAAAATGCACACTGAAGGTCTAGCCAAGCTAGAAAACTTCATGGTGCATGCATTGGCTCGTGAGATCCAGGAGTTTGCCGCAGACAAACGTGACGTAGTGGAAACAAAAGTCCGCCTCGTTCGTGAAGCCCGCTCNAAACTCGAAGGATTGAAAGCACGTTTCGTAAAAGAAAGTGCNGACAAAATGAGTCAAGCTGTTAGCCGTCACTTGAAGGCTGAACTTACACAATTGCAAGAAGACATTAAAGTTGCTCGCGAGAACAATTTTGGTCGTCGTATCTTTGAAGCGTATGCAAGCGAATTTGGTGCTACTCACTTGAATGAGAAAGCCGAAGTCCGCAAGTTATACTCTGCATTGTCCCGCAAGGACCAGCAATTGGCGGAAGCCATCAAACTCACACAAAAGGCGAAAGTCGTTGTGGAGAGTAAAGAACGCGAACTGCGTATGATCAAAGAATCCAACGAGCGTGACAGCACGATGGAAATGTTGCTTAGTCCCTTGAACAAGGAAAAGCGCGATGTCATGCGTAATTTGCTCGAAAGTGTCCAAACTTCACGTTTGAAAAACGCATTCGAAAAGTATCTACCAGCAGTGTTGGAAGACCGCTCTGTGAAAGCTTCTAAAGTGATCACAGAAAATGTTTCCTCAGTTACCGGTGATAAGACTGTTCCTACCCAAAACGTTGATCAAGAAGATCGCAGCAATGTGATTGACCTCAAGCGTCTGGCTGGACTGTAATTTAAATTTTTAGGAGACTTAAATGTCAGAACCATTGTTAGAAAGTCGCTGGGGCGAAACCAAAGAAGCATTGCTTGAAGGTTTGAACGGTACCCGTCGCAATTCCATGAGTGTGATCCTTGAGAACACACGCAAGTACTTGAAAGAAAATGCATCTGCAGGTTCTACAAGTTCCGGCAACATTGCCACATTGAACCGCGTGATTCTTCCCGTGATTCGACGTGTTATGCCAACCGTTATNGCTAACGAGTTGGTTGGTGTTCAGCCAATGACTGGTCCAGTTGGNCAGATCCANACTCTGCGTGTACGTTATGCACAGAGCTTGACTGATTCTTCTNNTGCCGCAACNAGCGTTACAGCTGGCCAAGAAGCATTGAGCCCATTCACTATTGCTACTGCATATTCTACAGTACCAAAAGATACTGCCACAGCCACAAGCTACACTGGTGCTAACACAGCAGTGATGGAAGGTAACGGCGGTAAGCAAATTTCCGTCCAAATCTTGAAGCAAGCTGTTGAAGCCAAGACTCGCAAATTGCAAGCTCGTTGGACATTTGAATCTGCACAAGACGCACAAGCCATGCATGGTATTGATGTTGAAGCAGAAATCATGGCTGCTTTGGCTCAAGAGATTACAGCTGAGATTGACCAAGAGATTCTCTTGAGTCTACGTTCTTTGGCTGCTACTGAGTTCACATACAACCAAGCTACCGTTTCAGGTACAGCTACATTCGTTGGTGACGAGCATGCCGCATTGGCTGTTTTGATCAACCGTGTTGCTAACTTGATCGCCCAACGTACACGTCGTGGCGCTGGTAACTACGCTGTTGTATCTAGTGCCGCATTGACAGTGTTGCAGTCTGCAACTACTTCTGCCTTTGCACGTACTACAGAAGGTACTTTTGAAGCTCCTACAAACACCAAGTTTGTTGGTACATTGAACGGCGCTATGCGTGTGTTTGTTGACTCTTATGCATCTGACACAACACCTGTGTTGGTTGGATACAAAGGTTCTTCAGAAGCTGACGCTCCTGCATTCTACTGCCCATACATTCCATTGATGAGNAGTGGTGTTGTTCTGGATCCATCAACATTCGAACCAGTCGTGTCATTCATGACACGTTATGGTTANATNGAACTGACTAACACTGCATCATCTTTCGGTAATGCTGGTGACTATGTCGGAGAGATTGCTGTTTCCAACTTGTCTTTCTCCTAATCAGAGATTGCAACCAAACAAAAACCCGCTTCGGCGGGTTTTTTAATGATCGTAAGTTTGTTAAACTTTAAACCAACTCAGGTACTGTGACACTTTCTTGGTAACACTGGTCCAATCGCCCATGGCAGGTTGACGGAATAGTCTAGCAGTTGAATACCAAGGTGAGTCATCGCGATTCAACAACCAACGCCAGTCTACTGCAAACCAGTTGAGCATGATCCAAGTGGGTCTTCCCAACGCACCCGCCAAGTGAGCAATAGCAGTATCCACACTTAGTACCACATCTAAATGCACAAGCAATGCGGCTGTGTCTGCAAAACTATTAATACTACCTGGATACATTGTTACACCAGCTGCCTCTAGTTCTGCCACTTCTTCAGGTGTTGCATCAATCTGCAAATTGATCCACTCATAGGTGGGATTTGATCGGATCATGGCCAGCATATCCGCAAACGGCATACCTTTGTGAGTGTTGAGCCAGGCATCTCTACGGCCGCTCCAGGCAAATCCTACACGCATACGCTTCTTGGGCCCAAGTTTCTGTTGCCATTGCTGTTGCAGTTGTTGGTCAGCATTGAGATAGTTAACAGGCTTAGGCAAATTGGCCAATGTTACTCCTAGCACACCAGGAATACTCATGATAGGAATCCAGTAGTCAAAGTCAGAGACTGAAAAGTCGTAACCCGACACACGTTTAATAATTGCACTTGATGTCAACATTGGCACAAGACCATCTGTTACCTGCAGAATAATTTCTGCTCCCAACACATGTAGGTTGTACAGAAATCTCACAAACTGAATGTTATCTCCGTGTCCTTGCTCGCCCATCACAAGAATAGTCTTGCCCTTGAGATCCTGCCCGGTCCAACGTGGTTGTGGAAATTTAGGTAATGTACCAGCTAGATGTTCGTAATCCCATCGAACTTCGTATCCAGGCCATCCTTCAGCACAGTTTCCGCTGAGTAACTGCGCCACAGCCAAATTAAATTTTGAAGTTACATTATTAGGATCCAGTTGAATGGCACGACGTAAAAACGGAATAGCAGCCTCTGGTTCGCCTACTTCTCGAAGTACATTACCGTAGTTGTTGAATGCAGATGCTAGTCGACGATCTTGACTAAAAGCCAGTGCGTAACATTGTAAAGCAGCTTCTGGTTGATTGTCAGCACGATGTTGATTGCCTTGTTCAATGAGATATTGTGGGTCCATACAGTATTTACAGCATAAACTGTGTTGGTTTTAATTTTACACTGGCCATAAATACTTGTCAACACAATTAGGTGTTTTATGCTGAGATTAATACCCACAGCGTAGCGGCTAGAACCCGCATCGGGCTTCTATAAGGAGAAAACAAATGGGACGTCCTCTTAAAATCAAAAAAACCACAACCACTGACATTGGTTTCAATGCCATTGTCAGTTTGACAAATCCAGTGTATCCAGATACTTTGTCAGGCACAGAATTTATTGGAGTTGTTGGTGGCGCTAATGCCAGTGTTGCCACATCAACATATCCGGTAGTCAAGGCACGTGCTTTTATCACCGGCGCTGGTGCCGAAGATGATGCATATATTATTACACAAAAAGGTACAATCAAATACCAAGTGGCCACAGTAACTGCGGTCAATGATGAAGACATGGTAGTGGGTCAAGCATATCGTATTCTGAGTGTGGGCACAACTGATTGGGCAGCTTGCGGCGCCAGCGATTCAAATGCAGCCGTTGGTGATGTATTCACTGCAACCGCAGCAGGTGCAGGCACAGGTACTGTGCAAAACGTAGGTACTTGTATTTTGGCCAACCAAGCTGATACTGCACTCACAGCAGGCAACATGAACATCACTTTCAGCACAGGTGATTCTACTGCTCAGTTAATTTCACGCTTGACCAACAAGTTTGCACTAGACTATGCAACACCTCCAAACCGATATCTGGTCAATTTCTTCACAGACGAAGGCACAGAAATCAAGTCAGGTACCAGCGGCTCTGCTAACGTTTCAGGACAACAAAATATTCTGGATCTGGCTATTGTAGAAAAATTTACGTCTTAATTTTGTTCTATCCTCTTATCCCCTCAGATAATTACTGGGGGATTTTTTATGAGCAGAGCATTTGTGCTGGGCAATGGTGTTAGCCGACAAGATGTAGATCTAAACAATTTAAAACATTTTGGGCCAATCTACGGGTGTAATGCTTTGTACAGGGACTTTACTCCCACAGCACTAATCAGCACAGACAAGCCCATTAGTGAGCGCATACAAGATTCAGGATATGCAAAAAACAATCGTTTTTACACTCGCCGTCCTGTGCCCGGATCAGGTGCTCTACCAGTTCCACAAAAATATTTTGGATACAGTTCAGGACCAATTGCTGCCAGTATTGCCGCAATAGATGGTGCTAGAGTAATATACCTAATAGGGTTTGATATGGGTCCAGCAAACAATCATTTCAACAATGTGTACGCCAATACAGAATTTTACAAAAAAAGTTCAGCAGTACCAACATTTACTGGAAATTGGATCACACAGATAAAAACAATAATGCGTGACAATCCAGGCATATTGTTTGTGAGAATCATGGGCCATACAACTGCCGCAGTGGGCGATTTAGATCGCGTTGCAAATCTAAAAATCATGACCATGTCAGAGTTCTTAAACCGTATAAATAACACAAAGGAACTCTAAATGGCTACCTACAAGCGTGTCAGCGGCGATTACACAATTCAAACTCTTGGTGCAAACACTGTAACTATCGGCAGTGCCCTGGCAAATACCTCGGTTGACATGGTAGTTGATGGTAACCTAACAGTAACCGGTTCTACCAGTATTGGTAACGTTAGTGTTACCAAAATTTTCACGGGTAATTCCAACGTTGATACATCAATCGCAGGCGGCAATGTCACCATTGGAGTTTACGGTGTATCAAATGTAGCAGTGTTTGCCCCCACTGGATCTTACGTAACAGGATTGCAATCCGCAACTGGCAACGTTATTGGTGGAAACATTAACACTGGTGGTGTAGTCAGTTCAACCGGTAATGTTGTTGGGGGCAATATCAACACAGCTGGTGTAGTCAGTTCAACCGGCAACATTGTTGCAACTGCCAACGTAACTGGTGGCAACTTGCGCACAGCTGGACAAGTAACAGCAACTGGTAATGTCATCGGCGGAAATATTTTAACAGCTGGAAATGTCAGTGCCACGGGTAATGTATTGGCTAGTAATGTTGTTACATCTGGAACCGTGATTAATTCTGGAGTAAGCACTTCGGGAAATGTCACAGGTGCTTTTGTATCTGCTACTGGCAATGTGGTGGGTGGTAATATCACAACTGCTGGTAATGTTGTTACTGTTGGTATTGTTGGAACAGGAAATATCTCTACCACAGGTAATATCAGTGCCGGCAATATTAATTTGGTTGGATCAGGAAATTACACTGGAGGAAATATATCTGTTGCTGGTAATGTTGATGGCGGCAATTTAAGAACAGTTGGAGTAGTAAGTGTTGCAGGTAACATAATTGGCAACAATATTCAGGCAGGTAACAATGTTACCAGTATTAATATAACTGCAACTGGTGCAGTAAGTGCAACTGGGAATGTAGCAGGATCAAATCTAGTAGCAAATGGTACAATAACAGCCACTGGTGATGTCACCGGCGGCAACATTGTCACCAGCGGATTGGTAACCGCTGTTGGTAACATCAAAACTTCAGGATTTTTTGTTGGCGACGGCGGCTACCTATCAAATGTAACAGCGGCCAGTAACGTTAGTGCAACGTCAATTTCAGTTGGAACGTCATCAATGGTTGTGCAGAATGTTGGCGGCCTTGGTGCAAATATTTTTGCAACAGTGCAAGGAATTCCAAATGTACAAGTAATTGCAACAACTGGTGTTTTTATCACTGGTGTAAATTCAGTATCAGGCAATATTACAACACCTGCAAACATTTCTGGAAATTATGTTCTAGGCAATGGCGCATTTCTCACTGGACTACCAGCCTCTTATAGTGATGCCAATGTAACTTCATTACTAGGAGCATTTGGTAGCAACACAATTTCAACATCTGGCAATATCACTAGTGGTAATATTTTAGGTGGCGCAAATGTTAATGCCACAACACACACAGGCGCTACAGTAAGTGTCACTGGCAATGTTGATGCTGGTAATTTACGTACTTCTGGACTGTTGAGTGCCGCTGGCACAATTACTGGAACTACAATTACTGGTTCAACTCTAAGTTCAACGGGCAATGTTAACACAGTAGGTATTGTTGGCAGCGGTAACATTTCAACAACTGGCAACATCACTGGCGGAAATTTATCTGTTACCAATATTGCTGGTACATTGACCACAGCAAGCCAAACAAATATTACCAGCGTTGGAACACTGACTGCATTAACTGTTACTGGTAACATTGGCGGCGGCAACATAAATGCCACAAACCTCACAGGTACCACAATAAGTGTAACAGGTCAGGTAACAGGTAGTCAATTTAATGGGTCAGGTGCTGGATTAACATCAATTCCAGGGGCCAACGTAACAGGTACTGTGTCTTCGGCTACAGCAGCCACTTCGGCTACCACAGCAGGCACAGTAACAACAGCGGCTCAGGGCAATATTACTAGTGTGGGTACATTGACTTCGTTAGCGGTGACTGGAGCAATTACGGGTGGAAGTTTATCAGTGTCGACTGGTAATATCAGTGGTGGAAATATCAACAATAACAATGCCAACGGAGTTGGTAATATTGGTACAGCATCAAGTTATTTCAACACTGTTTTTGCCAAGGCAACCAGTGCTGAATACGCTGACTTGGCAGAAAGCTACACAGCCGATACTGACTATGCTCCAGGGACGGTGTTGAGTTTTGGTGGCACAGCAGAAGTCACTCAAAGTAATTGGGATTCAGATCGCAGAATTGCCGGAGTGATTAGTACAAACCCAAGTTATGTAATGAATGCCACACTAAAGGGTGAGCACGTGGCAGTTGTTGCTTTGCAAGGTCGTGTACCTACTCTGGTAAACGGGCCTATACGCAAAGGTGACCTAATGGTGAGTGCAGGAAATGGTCGTGCCAGAGCAGAGGCAGACCCCAAAATTGGTGCTGTGATTGGGAAAGCACTAGAAGACTTTGCCGGCGAATCCGGCACAATAGAGGTTGTTGTAGGCCGCATCTAACGCAAAATGCAGCAAGTCTTGGTTCTGGTAAATACACTATTGAACCTGGATCAAGAATGACACAACAGATTATCGATACTGGCTTAGTTGCCAATGATGGCACCGGTGAAAGCCTGCGTAATGCCTTCACTGCTGTAAACAACAACTTTGCAAATGTATGGGCAGCCGGTCCTGTTGACACACAGGTCAT